ACTCTTGTTATTTCTCTTGTTTCTGTATCAAATATATGAAACCCTTTTGGACAATCATAATCATTCCAAGTTATTTGATATTGTGTGCCAAGATAATAGATTTGACCATCATCTGACTTCTTATGAAAATGCCCAGAGATAACTTTTTCAAATCTTTTAAATAATTTCTTTTCTAAACCATGGTCATTGTAATGACCTTTATGCATTTGAAAACCTTTAACTTCTAAATGCCCCATACAAATTTGTGCTTGTGATTCAGATATTGTTTTGATAGATTCATCATAGATATCATCACATATCCATGGTACTAATAGTATGGGTAGTTTACCGAATGTAACTGTTGTAGGTTTCTCGTATATCCAAGGTTCAAATTTACCATCGAATGTGGTAATCAATTGTTGTAATGCATTAACTGAATTTGTGTTCTTATAATAGGTGTCATGGTTACCCAATATAACATGAGTATCTATTCTCATATCATAAAGTCTTTTCCAAAACTTCTCTTGAAAGTTATGTGCCACTTTATAGTTGATAAATTTTCTTCTATCAACAACATCACCTAAATGAATTAGGTGTTTGATATTGTTTTCCTTTAGATAAGGAAAAAACAATTCATCATAAAATCTATTTTGATAATCCATAAAATGAGGACTATCATTACGACAACCAAAGTGTGTGTCGTTCAATAAAGCAATTAGCATAATATTATTCTATAAATTTGTCAAGTTTGCCCTTTCTTTTTCTTGTTGTTTTCTTTTTAACAACAGGAACATCTTTAGGGTCGGCATTTCTTTGTAGAAATTCTGAAAACTGATTTCTAAATATTCGGTCTTCACCTTCATTTAGGGTCATGTCATCATAATTTCCTTCCATAATAAGTCTGTTTTTTATAGTTGTTTGTTTCTTTTCTTTCTGTATTCTTCGTATAAATGCATAGTATATTATTTGTGTAAAGTATGCGAATGGATTGTTTGATTTTTCTGGATTGAAATTATCAAGATATTGTAAACAGTTTTCTATACCATCAGAAATCATATCATCTCTAAATGTATAGTTTATAAAGTTTGGTCTATAAGATAGATGATTTGCAATCTTTAAAAAGCACTCACCTATATAGTTTGTTACAACTGGTTTTTCTTCACCTGAATTTTCAGATTCAATACAAGCATTTCTATACTCCGTCATTGCGGCTAGAAACTCTTTATTGTTTACATAATGTTCTTTCTTTTTTTCACTTTTCATGTTTTACATTATACTCCATAATACAGTAAATGTCAATGCTGGTTAGTATTTTTTATTTTTTGTTTGCCTGTTTTTTTATAATACCATTCACGCTTGACATTCTTTGCCGTTTGTGTTATTTTAGCTGTGTTCTTCAGCGCCGGTTAGAGTAGCTAGTGTTTAGTACTATCATCTAGACCATCAAAGATTTCATTCAACTTCTTAGATACATCATCATCTAGTTCTTCTCTATCATATGATTCTTGTTTATGTTCAGTCATGGTCGCCTTATCATATCCAGTAGATACATTTATATATGAGTTGGTCATAGCTTTACCAGCAGATGTGATAGTCATTATCTTATCTTTAGGTATAGAAATAATACAATCATCTGAATATGAAGTCCATTTAATAAGGGCAACATAATCTTTAAGACCCATATCTTCCATAGCAGGTATGTATTTTATTTGTAAAGGTTTATCAATTTTAACAAGCGGCGATTTTTCATCCAATAATTCTTGTGGTATCGTACAAACGATATCATCTCCATTAACCAATTTTATTATTTTAATTGCTTCCATGTAACTCTCCTTTATAACTCGACATTGTGAATGTCATAGTCAAATCCTTCTTCATTGTATATATTTATCCTTTCAGTAAAATGCGATAGTGTATAGTTTTGTTCTTCTTGATATGATAGGTCATCAGATATATCATATAGATGTGCCGTTGATTTGTTATCTTTCAATCGTAGCCCACGACCAATTGATTGTAAGTTTCTTATACGAGATTTACTAGGACTACTAAAAATAATATTATGAAGATTACGAATATTAATACCAGTACTGAAAGTGCCATAGGACGCAATAATAATAGCATTGTCTGAGGATTCAGTAATACTTCGTATACGCTCTCTTTCTTCGGTTGCGACACCACCATGGACATAAAATACTTGGTTATCTTCATTGTTTTCTTCAATTAATTCTTTTAAAATTGCACCATGTTTTTCTACATATTGAAAAAGACATAATGAATTACCTTTTAGCGACAGGCAAAGATTTCTTATATATTTATTCCGTTTTGTATTTGAAACAAGAAAATCCATTTCTTCCTGATAATTTTTGCCTCGTAAAAAGTCTATTGACATCTTATCATGTTTTAAAACTAGACAATGTATTTTAAGTTGTGCTAGGTGTTGTTTTTCTTGTAATTCTGTGGTTGATACTATCTTGTTCACAGCACCAAATAAACCCTCTAAAACGAGTTTGTGTGTCTTGCTATCATCAAGTGTACCTGTAAGACCAATACGATACTTACAGTTTTCTAATCTTGCCATAATTTTAGTTAAAGAAACTGCCTTAAACAAGTGAGCTTCATCACCAACGACCATACCAAATTGTTCAAACCATCTCTTATCTTGTTTATAGATTGATTGCCATGTACTGATATACACTCTCTTATTACTTTCTTTTTCATGCCCTTGATATATTCTATGGACATTCTTTAGACTATCATAACCATAGTCTTTAAAATCTTTATATAATTGTTCTACTAAAGAAGTAGTCGGTACTACTATAAGTATCTTATTGTTTTCTTCTTCTTTCAGCCGTAACAGATTAAAACGAATCATCAGATAAATTATCAGAGATTTTCCCGAGGCCGTAGGCGATAACAATAAACACCTTGATTTAACCATAGAGTAAATAAACGCCGATTTTTGGTAATCTCTTACTTCAAAAGGTATCTTTAGTTTACTTATAAAACTATCTACTAGTTCTATATCTACACTGGCGTCCTTAATATCAGTTCTATCTACAATCTCAACATCATTCTCTTTACACCAGTTAAGTAGATACGGATATAGACCAGTATATATTTGACCATTAGTATATGAAAATAACCTGATTTTGCCATCCCACCTTCTATTTCTAACAGAAGGCATAAATTTTGCACCGGGTACTTCAAAGGTAAAGTGTGAACCTAAATCTCTCCGTACATCTTCATCAGCGTCTACTACTAGATGTACATCATTCTTTTTTGTAAGTATTAAGTTTCTCATACATTAAATGGCGCCGGAAGTAAACTTTCTCCATTCTATAGAGTTGCGAATTTGCCAATCTCTATTACTAATTTGTCTAAGTGTTCTGTCTAAGTAATTAACAACCGTTTCCAAGTAATCTATTTTTTGTGATGACTTAATTAGTTCTTCATCAGATTCGAGATACTTGTCTACATCTGACTTCATTATTTTTAAGTTAAAAGGTTTGTCTTGATATATCTTTGGACTTGCCTTACCGGTATAGTATTCCCACTTAACTCTTTTAAGTATCTTGTAATCAGATTCAGCTCTAGTTAATAACAGTTTAAAGTTATTTAATTGTTTGAGATATTTGTTGTGTAGTTGAGGTGTTTTTAAAGATTCTAAATCTAGTTCTGCCTCATTCATTTTGAGGTCTTTATCAACCTGCTCTTGTAGTTCTTCTAATGTCATAATAAAATCACCGGTTAATTATATAAATTCTAACTATATTTAGTTAGATGTTAAGTAGTTGTTTCAGTTGTTCTTGCACTTCCGACAGTTGCAAATTCGTATATCTGATAATTAAATGATACATTTGCAGATAGATAAGAAGTATCTCCTGCTTGTTGGTCGTAAGTTAATCCAGATAAAGATGTTGGATATAAATCTACATATCTTACTTCTATTATCGGATTGTTTTTACTAGACAATACTGTTAAACTGGCATCCGAATATTGAGCACCAACATCAAATCCCACATCATCTACTTTACCTGCCTCTCTACTATTTGCAGTTGCATTGCCTGTAGGAAATCTATCACTACCAGCATTAATAAAAGTTTCAAACTGTGTATGACTTTTAGGAAAACCTAAACCAGTTAACCAACCATGTATTTCACGATAGTTCTCTAAGTTTTCATCTACTAAAAAGTCTACATTTAAAGCACTATATGTTAGAGTATCACCAGGTATTGGTATATCCATCAGTGATGTTGCTTGTGTTGTAGAACCTAATGTAATACCAGGTATATTAACAGATGTACAGAAAAACTCTACCTTAGGTAGTTTGATTATATTAAACTTAAACTGGGTTGCAGCCGCATAGTCTAACTTAGTAGGTTGTCTGTTTAATGAGTTTGTTTCAGTCATACTATTATTTATATGATTCGTAAGTGTGGAATGGTAGAAAAAGAAAAGGGCTGTTCAGAACAGCCCGATTCAATTTGTTTACTTTCGAGAAAGCAACAAACATCAATTACATGATATTTGCGACTTGTACTCTACGATAGTATCTGTTAGCGTTTGCAGAACCACTTCCGTTTATAACAGCAGCGTCCCCTGTTCCAGCTTCAGCAAATGGATTTGCTTGTAACCCGTAACGAGTTTTAAATCCAATTTTTGGTTGGAAAGTATCTTGACCAACGGCACGGACCATTTGTAGTGGTACATACGGACAGTAGAACATTCCACTATCATATGGTGAAGAACCTTTGTAACCTACTACAAAGTATTGTTTAGCAGTGTTATTTGCAGAATATGGGTCAATATAAACTTTATATTTACCATTCAGAACACCAGCAAAAGTATTACCTGTGTCATCAACATTCAAGTTGTTGTTTAACGCAGGAGCGTAATCTAATACACCAGCCATTTGAAGTGCCGAAGCAACATCAGATGAACAGATAATTAAGTTACCTTTTCCTCTTCTTGTTCTTTGTGCTATAACATTAGCTTCTCTTTCTACTTGGAACATAAGACCTTTGAATCTTTCAACAGACCATCTGCCGTTAGAGTCAGTATCAAGGTCAAATATACCTTCAGTAGTTGTGTTTACAGTTCCAGCATTTGCACTAGCACCTTTTTCAGCGTTAATGTAGATAGTTCTAACTACTTCACGGTTGATTTCAGATAAAATTTCACTTGACAAAATATTTGCAAGTTCAGTTTCAGCGTCAAGTCCATGAATCGCTTTTAGGTCTTGTGCAAGTTCCATAGTGTATTCAGCTTTCAATGCACGAGATTTAGCAGTTACAGTTGATTTCTCAATACTGAACGCCATTTCTGCGAATTGGTTACCTGAATCTTCACCTAATGATTCAGCCGCAGCTGTACTCATTCCGGTACCTGTTGTAGGGTCTGTTCCACCATCATTTAATAATGCTGGGTTAGTTCCTGCATGAGCAGTCGTTGAGAAACCATCAACAGCAGAACCAGTCGCATTACGACCAGAAAAATCTGTATCAGCTTCATCAAATAAAGCCTCTGTGCCACCTTGTGTAGAATATCTAGAACGCATTGCAAAGATTAGTCCAACAGGACCAGTCATTGGTTGTACGCCACAGATATCATAAGCAATAAGGTTAGGCATTGCTCTTCTTACTAAAGAAATTAGGATTGGATCCCAATTACTTACACCACTACCTGTTGCATTAGTAGGTGTTTCAGCAAGAAATGCTTGGTCTTCTTTAAGAGCCCTTTCTTGGTTCTCTAAGATTACCGATGTAACGGCACGCTTGTAACTATCCTTAACTTCTGGAAGTTCTGGATGGTCTAAAACTGGCTGCCATTTTTTTTCATAAGTTTCCGATAAATACATATCTTCTTCTCTCCTTTGTTTAGTTACTTAGATATTTTAATATCTTTGGTTTTACTAATTGCGTTGGTATATGCAGCCATAGCATTCGACAAGTCTTCGTTAGAAGTCTCCCCGCCCACCGCAACATCATCTATATCTGTGTTATCCACAGACTTTTCAGCTTTTTGCCCAAAGTAAGATTCCTTAATGGTCTCTACTTTTTTTGCAAAATCTTCTTCAGAAGAATACTCAACGCCTTCTACTAGAGAATCGAATTTTTCTTTAGCTGTATCAGCTAAATCTTTAGAATTTTCATCAATGATATCTTGTCTTTTCAGACTACCATTAACTTTATTCATTTCGATATTTTTCTCTATTTCTTCGTTAAGTTTTTTCTCTAATCCTTCAATCTTACTAGCTTGGTCCTCAAGAACATCATATTTCTCATCTGGGACATCAATATAATGGTCTTCAAATAATTTTTTGAGTCCACCAATGAAGTCTTCAGCGATTTCGCCCTTAATTCCTCTTTCTAGTGCTAACTTATTTTCTTTCATCCATTCTTCAACTACATAGTTTAAGTATGAATCAACTTTTTCAGTTAGTGCAGATTTTGATTTTGAGATTTCTTCTTCAAATTTAGTATCATATTCAGCAGCTAATCTATTTTTTTCTGCTTTAACTTTTGAGTTAATTGCAGCTTCAAATATAGTAGCAGCTTTTTGTTTAAATTCTTCAGATAAATCAGAATCTCCAACAAGTGCCTCAATGTCTTCTTTAACATCAATTTCAGAATCTTTTTTAGCTTTCACTTCTTTTTCTTCTTCTTCGACATCTTTTTTAACATCTTCGACTTTCTTCTCTTTGATTGTTTCATCTTTAGAATCGGTTTCTTCGTAACTAGCTTTCAAGTGTGATGGTTCCCCAGCAACTTGAGCACTTTTAGATACG